GTAAGACATTGCATTGGTGAGTTCAGTGTCGATGTCAATACCATTCATGTTCTTAAGGTCCTGCTCGAGTTCAACAGACCAACGAGCGGCCAAACGACGTGTACCAGCTTCAACAGCTGTCTTTTCAAAGCTGACAACAACCTGAGGAATAGATCCAGTCAACTCAAAGTTAGCAAGAAGTCTTGCAACACCAGCGTCTTCATTAACGTACTGGAAGTCAGAGCTAGCTCCTAAACCAGACAACTTAGAAGAAGATGTACCAGTGAATCGGGTATCTAAGAACTGGTAACCTAATTCAGCACCATCATTAGCAGCAGCAAAACCAGTACCAGTAGTAGCATTGGTTACGCCGGTAGCAGTAGGCTGACCGTCAACACCGTTACCAAGAGCATCGGTTTCGTACTTATAACGTAAAGCAAATGCCAATCCGACAGGTCCACTCATAGGCTGAACACCAACGATCTCGTTAGTAATCAACTCAGGGAACGTACGACGGATCATAGGAATCAAAATCTTAGGCAAACGGAAGTCACCGGTTGCGTAAGTATCACCCTGGCTGTAAGAGTTAGGGATCTGATTGCCGTACTGACCGATATTGACACTACCGTTACTAAGAGCAGATCCAGTTCCACCGGAAACGTTAGCTTCGTTCAAACACCAAGCCTCTTGGTTTTCCAAGAGCATGGCCGTATTAAGACGCATATGATCGTCTTCGATTGTTTTAACATTATCGGAAGAGTAGTCCAAAACAGGACCCCACTTTTCCAACAATGACTTTGCCCTATTCTGATCGATATAGGCTTGTGTTGGTCTAATAGTATTCATAATTTTATGTATACGGGTTTATTAGCACTCTACCAAGAGCGCTGGAAATTATATGTTTAAAAAGGTAATCTTAATGAGATTAGTACTTATTAAGTTCGCCCAAGTAAGCGTTAAAATAAGGATTCTCTTCTTTAACAGGTTGTCTAGACTCTTTCAACACTTGAGTAGGTCTATCTACATCCTTAGAAACAGAATTCTGTCTTTTTGCTTGCTCATGCAAAACTTCAAGATGCTCTTCATGATTTTTATCAAACATCTTCAATGTATAATCAAAGTTCTCTTTAATAAATTTGGCAGATTTGCCTGTGAGGACCTTCTTACAAAACGCAGCTTTGTCTTCAGAAAGATCAGAACACTTACTTTCAAGTGTTAACTGTGCTTTAAGAACTGCATTTTCTTTAGCTAACTTATCGAGCGTTGCACCCATTTCGTCAACCTGAGCAGTAGACTCATCAATTCTGGACTTACCATCAACGATAGCGTCCTTGATAGCTTGCTTCTGTAAAGCAGCGTCAACTGCGAGTACTTTTCTCATCTCAGAGAGCATCTTATTAGCTCTCTTATTTTTAACGGCTTCGTTAATGCTCTTCTGAGGTACGAGCTTTTCGAGGTAAATATCAAGGTACTTACTGACCTTGTTAACGATGTCGTTTTTAAATTCAGCTGCTTCTGTTGTAAGAGCTTTGCTGTATTTCTCAACCACAGCAATCATTTTCTCAGCGTGGTTCTTATCAATTGCTTCTACGACTTTATCTAACTTTTTGCTGTGATCTAAATCAATAGCTTCAAGCAAATGCTCGAGCTTAGCAGCATATTCGTCATCTTGTTTAACTAGAGCAGCCTCGACATGAAGCTGAACTTTCTTGTTAAATGCTTCTTCAATTTGCTGCAATGTATCCTCTGTAAGGATATCTTGAGCTTTTTCTTGGAGTATGTCAGTGATGTTTTCCATAGTTAAAAGAGTCTTTTATTAGAAGCTTTTTTAATTTTTTGCTTCATTTTATCTTCAACAACAGCAGATAAATTACCGTGGGCTTTCTTATACTCACCATCGATAATATTTCTAATAAAACTTCTTATTTCTTTACGGTGCTGTGTCATATGATATATATCTATTATTTATACTTTATCGTCCAATTTTATCTAAAAAGTCAATAATTTGATCTTTTAAATAATCATTTAACTCTTTTTTCGGTAAGGTTTTTAAACTTTCTTCAAAAGTTTCATATGTCTCTTCCCATCTACCATCATTAGCTAACACAAATTGCTTAGATTCTAATATACCATTAACAAATGCTTTTGGGCAAGAAGGATCGGATACACAATCAACTGCAACCAATCTCATTTCAGAAACTTTACTTACTCCAGGGCGTGTTTTTTCTTCAGATAACTGACCTAATGCTCTTGAGCTCATACCGACTTTTACACCGTCGTTAATTAAACTCTTAACAATCTGACCACAAGGGGTGGAAAGAACTTTAGATTTACCGTAGAACATATTACCTTCACACCAAAGGTCAGTAACCATATGACAAGCACGTTCTAGGTCAACTTCAGCAGATGTTGGATGGTTTAACTCACCCATACTTCTGTTTTCTTTAACCATTTCACGCATGTAACGATCTACTTCACGTTGTAATTCATCTTTTGGGTAGTAACGTTTGTTGCGGTTTACATCTTCAGCCATCATGTAAGGACCTTTAATATAAAGAGTCTGGCCTGAACCTGTGCTCTTTTCTTCAATGATATATTCAAAGGCCTCTTTAGGCGCCGGATTCTCT